TGTTTCTGTATAGCTTGCCCGTCTGGGCTGCGCTGAACACGAGCCTGCTGGCCGAATGGATACCGCCTGAGGGGTGCGATGACATCGCAATCTTTGGCGACAACGACGCGAACTTTGCCGGTCATGCGGCAGCTTATGCCTTGGCGCATCGGCTGCGAGGCATGGGCAAGGAAGTCACGGTGCATTTCCCGACAACTGTTGGCCGGGACTGGAACGATGAGATTTTAGCACAACGGAGAAAGACAGCATGACCCCCCGTATCCCCACCCCCCGCGAACAAGTTGACCGGGCCATAACCGAAACCGGAGCCCGCTACGGCTTGAACCTCGACCAGGTTCTGACCCGCAGCAAGGATCACCGCTATGTTCCCGGCCGGCACGCTGTCTGGCTTGACCTGATGTGCGAACGCGGTTGGACTACCGTCATACTCAGCAAGAGGCTGAAGCGTCACCATGCCACGATCATTTACGGCATTCGCAGGGCAGCACAGGCCCGCTACGGCGTCCCGGTGACCGCCTCTCTTGCAGACATTCGGGCTGCATACGTGGCTAGCCAAAGACAGGTGGCAGCATGAAAAAGTGTTGCATTGAATGCCGGTATTCGTCGTTTGGCCCTGAGCTGCGCCTGAGCGCGTCATCAGGCGTCACTGGCTACTGCCGCCGATACCCTCCCGCCGTCGATAGCGCAACGCCGCTGTATATCACCCACGACCATGTGCGCGTCAGCCCCGGTGATCTGTGCGGGGAGTTCAAAGTTAATCGGCACAGAACACGAATTGGTTGGTTCCTAAAAAGGTTTACGGCATGAGCACCCTCATCTGCAACCTCCCCGCTGTGCAGGTCTGGGTCCGGAAGGAATACCTCCGCGACCACCAGGACGGCCACGGCGAATACGTCCCCGGCATATGGCTGACAGCCAAGAGCATCCCCGGCAGGGCGTTCTATTTTGAGACCTATTTGCCGACTTACGGCGCGATCTACGACAAGCTGCCGATCAGCGCCTTTGTGTCATCGCCGGAAGCCCCAACGCCGGACCTGCCATTGGGCGAGTTACAGTTCTGGAACTGCATGGATTATGGCGTGGTCTCGGTCGTGAAGCAATTTACGGCCAGCATGACATGGGAGATCAGGCCCCGCTCGCATCCGCCGATGAAGGGCACCTACGTCTGCACGCTTGACGGTTACCACGCAGACCCTGATGGCGTGGACTACAGCACGTCTGAGACGCCAAGCGAGCACAAGGCTTATAACGTGATCGAGCTGGCCAATGGGCAATACGCCGCCTATCCAAACAACAGGTGCAGGGTTTATGACACGTCCCTGACGCCCACTGAGCCGCTACAGCCGGATTTCAGGGTCTCAACGCAGTATTACCAGGTCGAGGCCGAGGACGGCGCTCGCTACGGAGACACGGATGCGTATGGTTACGAGGAGCCGGTGTGATGGATGCCGTGCTTGGTTTTGGTTATGGGCTTGTTATCGGCCTTTCGTACCTGACGCTTGCAATCGTGTTTGTGCTGTACGTGCCGCAAGTGCTTAACGATGTGTTTGATCGTATTTTTCCGGAAGGCTTAACGTTGTCGGGAGGCACTGGCATAGTCGTCGGATGTGCAATTGCGGCGTTAGTGTTGGTAAGTGAGCTGCTTGCAAAGGGAAAATTATGAAACTGGAAACCTGCAAGCGCGGCCTGCACGTCAATCGCATCGAAATGCGTGTTGAGATCGACCGCCACGGCAACAAACGCCGCGATGAGTGGCACGTCTGCCGGTTCTGTGGCCATGAGCGCCGGCACGCAACCCGCAAAGTCATCCCCGCAATGGATGCACAATGGAGATCAGTATCGTGACGAAAGCAAAGAAACCCCGCAAGCGCGCATGGTGGAAATTCTGGCAGGCGCAGGAAGTCCAGCCCCCGAAAGCCATAGCCTATGACCGCACCGCTGTCCCGATGGGCGTGGTTGACCCGGCTCACAAATCACAGGATTAGCGAGCCATGACCAATGTCCGCGCAATCATCCCCGACGCCTACAGCCAGCGCTATCATGCACTCTCGATTGCGGCGACGCTCAATCTGGACTATAAAAAACCCGAGGACGTGATTGCGGCGGCGAAGAAGCTGGAAGCCTACCTTTCTGGAGAGAAGAAGTGACTGACCTGAAAACCGCAAACATGATGCTTGCCCAAGCCATCGCCGCGCTGGAAAGCCCTGAGCATGACGCTGACGTGTCCGAAGCTGAAGCAATCCGCGAGCGCCTGCTCGACCTAGACGCCGCAATAGGCGAGCGCATCCAGGCCAAACTTGACGCACACCGGCTGATCATTGACCAGTGGGGCGTGTCAGAAGCCATAATCCCGCGCAGGCTGGAAGAGGCAGACGAACCCATCGTCGTGATCGAAGATCCGCTGGCAGCCTGCGATGCAGAACCCGTCCCGACCGCTGACGCATGGGAAGCACACCGGGAAGAACACACTGGCAAGTATGCCCTAAGCGGGGATGAGGTGCCGGACGCGGTGCTGGTAAATGGCGCCGCTGAGCTGGAGCAGGTTGAGGCGTAGAATGCCTAAAATAGGAGAAGCTGGGGCGCCAACGCCGGGCCGCAAAAAGGGTCAGGTCAACAAGACCACAGCCCTGCTNAAGGACGCNATCCTGAAGGCCGCTGAAGCCGCAGGGGGCAAAGGCGGAACGGTTGCCTACCTGACCGATCAGGCAAGGGACAACCCGCCTGCATTCCTGAGCCTGCTGGGTAAGGTGCTGCCGACGCAAATCTCCGGAGAAGACGGCGGGCCGGTCCGTGTAGGTGTAGTGGAGTGGCACATTGTCCGTCCTGGAACTAAAACCTGAAGCCGCTGAATGGTTCGTCCCATTCCTGAAGCCAGCGCGCTACAAGGGCGCTTATGGTGGCCGGGGCTCTGGCAAGTCACACGCCTTCGCCCAGTACATTGTCAGCCGCTGCGCCTCCGCCAAGACTGATGTCGTCTGCCTTCGCGAAGTGCAGAAATCCCTGAAGCAGTCGGTCAAAAAGCTGATCGAAAGCAAGATTGAAGCCCTTGGCCTTAGCAGCCTGTTCGAAATCCAACATGACCGGATCAAGACGCCCCACGGCGGGGTCATCATCTTCGAAGGCCTTGCTAATCACACCTCCGAGTCAATCAAATCGCTGGAAGGCTTTGACATCGCATGGTTCGAAGAGGCCCAGGTTGCAAGCCAGCGCAGCCTTGACCTGCTCCGCCCGACGATCCGTAAGCCCGGTTCCGAACTGATCTTCAGCTGGAACCCACGCTTTGACACTGACCCGATAGAAGTCCTGCTGAGAGGCGCCAACCCGCCGCCTGAAGCTGTCGTGGTCGAGGTCAACTTTGAGGATAACCCGTGGTTCCCGGACGTGCTGCATGACGAAATGGAGTATGACAAACGCCGAGACCCGGAGAAGTACGCTCACATCTGGCTGGGAGAATATGTCCGCAACTCCGAAGCCCGCGTCTTCCGCAACTGGCGCATCGAGGAGTTCGACACGCCTGCTGATGTGATCCACCGGCAAGGTGCAGACTGGGGCTTTGCAACCGATCCGACAGTCCTGGTCCGCTGCCACATTATCGGCCGCAACCTCTACATCGACTACGAAGCCTATCAGGTGGGCTGCGAGATTACGGCCACGCCTGACCTGTTTGCTACAGTTCCGGAGGCGCACAAGTGGCCCACGGTTGCTGATAGCTCCCGGCCTGAAACGATCAGCCACATGCANAAGCACGGGTTCCCGAAGATTTACCCGGCTGTCAAAGGCGCAGGCAGTGTGGAGGAGGGCATTGAATGGCTCAAAAGCTACGACATCATCGTGCATCCGCGCTGCCAGCACACAATCGACGAGCTGACCCTGTATTCCTACAAGGTTGACGCCCTGACACAAAAAGTGTTGCCCATATTGGAAGATCGGGACAATCACGTTATCGATGCGCTGAGATATGCCTGCGAAGGGGCAAGACGAGCCATGACTAGCACCAAGCCCAAGACGTACGCTGCTCCCCCGGTCACTGTGATGCCGATGGCGAGGCGCTAATGGCCAAGACAAAGGACGAAATCTGGTCAGGCGTCCATGACGAGGCCCTTCGCCGGTTCAGCCTGATCGAAGGCAANCTGCGCGACGAGCGGATGTGTTCGCTTGAGGATCGCCGGTTCTACAGCATTGCCGGTGCCCAGTGGGAAGGCTCGATGTTCAGGGACGTGGGGCGAACAAAACCCCGGACGTTGAGGTGAACAAGGTTCACCGCGGCGTCATGCGGATCATCAACGAGTACCGCAACAACCGCATTTCGGTGGAGTATATCCCGAAAGACGGCACCGAGGCCGACGAACTGGCAGAGACCTGCAACGGGCTATACCGGGCCGACGAGATCGACAGCCATGCCGAAGAAGCGATGGACAATGCGTTCGAAGAGGCTGTTGGCGGTGGGTTCGGGGC